CCGAAAACCTTAGTGCTCGTCACGTTTTCCGAGTTTGCCGCTTTGAAGGGATGCTCAAAAGCGGCGGTTACTGCAGCGATCAGATCACGGATTGGCGCGGCCGTTGTCGAGAAGGACGGCAAGCGCTGGCTGGATCGTGACCTGGCGCTTGAGCTGTGGCGGAAGAACACGAAGGCGACGCATAACGCGAAAGTGAGCGTGCCGGATCCGGTGGAGGTGGAGCTGCCTGCTAGTCCGCGTGAGCTGCGGCGTGCGATCGATGCGCTGCCGGATGATGCGATCCCTGAGCTGAACGAGAGCCGGGCGAGAAGGGAGCACTATCAGGCGGAGCTGGCGAAGCTGCAGGTGGCGCAGCAGCGCAAGGAGCTGGTGCCAGCGGAGGAGGTGAAGAAGCAGGCGTTTCAGATTGGACGCAGCGTGAGAGAGGCGCTGAGCAACCTTGCCGATCGGCTGTCGCACCAGCTGGCAGGTGAGACCGACCCGGCTGTGATCCACCAGCTGCTGAGCGATGAGCACCGCGATGCGTTGCTGGCGCTGGTGGAGGCAGACCGATGAGCGTGTGGCGCGATGCGTTCATGGATGGCCTGCGGCCGGAGCCGCCGCTGACGGTGAGCGCGTGGGCTGATAAGCATCGGCGGCTGAGCAGCAAGGCATCAGCGGAGCCGGGGCCATGGCGCACCAACCGGACGCCGTACCTTCGCGAGCCGATGGATTGCCTGAGCACAACCAGCAACGTGCAGCGGGTGGTGATGATGTTTGCGGCGCAGACCGGCAAGACGGAGAGCGGCTCTAACTGGTTGGGCTATGTGATTGCGCACGCGCCGGGGCCGATGCTGCTGGTGCAGCCCACGGTGGAGATGGCCAAGCGGTTGAGTAAGCAGCGGCTGGAGTCGCTGATTAGCGAAACGCCGGTGCTGACGGAGAAGATCGCGCCTAGCAGGAGCCGGGATTCTGGAAACACGATGTTTGCGAAGGAGTTTCCCGGCGGGATGATGCTGCTCACGGGTGCGAACAGCGCAACGGGCCTGCGTTCGACACCGTGCCGCTACATCTTCATGGATGAGATCGACGCCTTCCCGGCTGATGTGGATGGCGAGGGTGATCCGGTGAGCCTTGCTGAGAAGCGTGCGACGACGTTTGCGCGGCGGAAGATCCTGCTAACCAGCACACCGACAGTGAAGGACTTCAGCCGGATCGAGGCGGAGTTCGAGCGCAGCGATCAGCGGCGGTTCTATGTGCCGTGCCCGAGCTGTGGTGCGATGCAATGGCTCAAGTGGCCGCAGTTGAAGTGGGAGAAGAACGACCCGAGCACGGCGGTTTACGAGTGTGAGGCGTGCGGTGAGCGGTTTGCTGAGATCCACAAGCCAGCGCTGCTAAGGCAGGGCGAGTGGCGTGCGACGGCGCCGAGCGATGGCAAGACGGCTGGCTTCCAGCTGAGCGGGCTGTATTCGCCGCTGGGTTGGCTGAGCTGGGCGGACATGGTGGACGACTTTCTGCGGGCGAAGGCTGATGCACCGATGCTGAAGAGCTTCGTCAACACGCGACTGGCGGAGACATGGGAGGAGGACTTCGCCAGCAAGGTGAGCGCCGATGCGCTGCTGGAGCGGTGCGAGGCGTATGCGGGCGGCCGGCTGCCAGAGGGTGTGCTGGCGGTCACGATCGGCGTGGACGTGCAGGGTGGTGGCGGCTCTGCTGGTGATCGCTTGGCGGTGAGCGTGTGGGGCTGGGGCCGCGGCGAGGAGGGCTGGTTGATCGACCACCAAGAGATTGCGGGCGACCCGTGCCAAGCGGAGGTGTGGAAGCAGCTGGATGTGCTGGTGCTGCACGAGTGGGAGCACGCGGGTGGCGGCAAGCTGCGCGCTGATGTGACGTGTGTGGACTCCGGCGGCCATGCGACGGCGGAGGTTTACCAGTACGCGAGGGAGCGCGCTGGTGTGGGCGTGATCGCGATCAAGGGTCAAAGCCAGCGCGGCAAGCCGCCGATTGGCAAGCCGGGCAAGGTGGACATCAACGCCAAGGGGCAGACACTGAAGCGCGGCGCGCAGGTGTGGCCGGTGGGTGGCGACACGATCAAGACCACGCTGTTCGGGCGGCTGAAGCACAACGAACCCGGCGAGGGCTATCTGCACTTTCATGCGCAGACAGGCGGCGAGTATTTCGAGCAGCTGACGGCGGAGAAGCAGGCGCTGCGGTACGTAAAGGGATTTCCGGTGAGGGAATGGGTGAAGAAACCAAGCGCGCGTAACGAGGCGCTGGATTGTCTGGTCTATGCCTATGCCGGATTAAATCGGCTCTATTCGCGGTACGACCGCAGAACAATCTGGGATCAGCTGGAAGCAAGGCTCGAGAACGGTGGTGCATCAGCACGTAAGCCGCGCCTAAGATCGGAGAGAGCACCGCAGCGCTCGGCGTTTATCAGCAACTGGTGAGGCCGTGAACATTCCCGCCCAGATCAGAGCCGGCGACACGGTGACGTGGCGGGATGAGGCTGCGCGCGACAACTTGGGCAATGTGATTGATGGCAGCAATCACGGGCTGACCTATTACCTGCGCACCAACCACAACCACCAGGGTGCGACGGTGGCTGGCGTGACGGTGGCTGGCACACCAAGCGGTACGGGCTGGACGTTCACGATTGCGAAGACCACGACCGATGGCTTCGTGGCGGATACCTGGTACTGGCAGGCGGTGGCCACTGCGACGGTTGGCGGAGCGGTGACCACGATCGGCGCCGGCCAGCTGACGGTGCTGCCGGGCTTGGACTATGCGGGGCAGCCCAGTGCGTTTGATGGCCGCTCGCAGGCGCAGAAAGATCTCGATGCGGTGCAGGCCGCGATGCGCGCGATCGTGTCTGGCGGCGCTGTGGCTGAGTACAGCATCGGCAGCCGGCGGCTGAAGAAGATGGAGATGGCTGATTTGATTCAGCTGGAGAGCAAGCTCAAGGCTGAAGTTAAGCGCGAGCAAGCGGCCACAATGGTGGCTAATGGGCTGGGTAGCCCGCACAACCTGTTCGTGAGGTTCTGATGGGCGTGCGCAGCGCAATCATGGGCTGGCTGCAACGCGGCACCCCGGAAGCGGCCAAGCCTGTGCGGCGCCGGATGTATGAGGGCGCGAAGTTCAGCCGGCTGACAGCTGACTGGGTGACGGGCAACACAAGCGCCGACAGCGAGGTTTACGGGTCAGCGCAAAAGCTGCGCGATCGTGCGCGGCAGCTGTGCCGAGATAACGACTATGCGCGGCAGGCGTTGCGTGCGATCGAGGGCAATGTCGTTGGGCAGGGCATCCCGTTTCAAGCGCAGGTGCGGATGCTGCGTGGCGGGCGGCTTGATGCTGGCGTCAACGATCAGATCGAGCAGGCATGGAAGCGCTGGACCAAGGCGCGGCATTGCCACACGGGCGGCAAGCTGACGTTCCACGACATCGAGCGGCTGGCTGTGCGCGCGTGCGCCGAGTCGGGCGAGGTGTTCATCCGCTTGGTGAAACAACCGTTCGGCGGTTCGCAGGTGCCGCTGGCGCTTGAAGTGCTCGAGGCCGACCTACTCGACGACGGGCTCAACGGCCGCAGTCAGCAGGGCAATGAGATCAGGATGGGCGTCGAGGTGGACACTTGGGGCCGGCCGGTGGCGTACCACTTCTTGGCCTTTCATCCCGGCGACTATCAGTTCAGCAACCAGCAGATCTCAACGCAGCGCCACAAGCGCGTGCTGGCCGATGAGGTGATCCACCTCTACCGGATGGAACGGCCCGGCATGACGCGGGGCATCACATGGTTTGCCAGCGCGATCCAGCGGCTGCATCACCTGTCCGGTTACGAGCAGGCCGAGATCGTGCGCGCACGGGCGAGCAGCGCGCTGATGGGCTTCATCACGTCACCCGAGGGTGAGCTGATGGGCGATGAGGTGATGGAAGGCGAGCGGGTGTCGAGCTTTGAGCCCGGCGTGTTCAAGTATTTGGCGCCGGGCGAAAGCGTGACAGTGCCGCAGCTCGACGCGCCTGATGGGCAGTTTGAGCCGTTCCTGCGGGCAATGCTGCGCGCCATGGCGGCTGGCATCGGCTGCAGCTACGAGACCGTGAGCCGCGACTTCAGCCAGACCAACTACAGCAGCAGCCGGCTGAGCCTGCTTGAGGACCGCGACCACTGGCGGATTCTGCAGAACTGGCTGGTTGAGAACCTGCACCAACGGGTGTTTGACGTGTGGCTCGACATGGCCGTGTTGAGCGGTGCGTTGCCGCTGCCGAACTACGAGATCCAGGCCGATCGCTACAAGGCAGTGCGATGGATGCCACGCGGCTGGGCATGGGTGGATCCAGCCAAGGAGGTTGATGCCTACGCGATGGCTGTGCGCAACGGCTTTAAGACGCTGAGCGAGGTGGTCGCTGAGCAAGGCGGCGACATCGAGGAGCTGATGCGCGCACGCCGTCAGGAGCTGGACGATGCCGAGGCGCTTGACCTGAAGTTCGACACTGACCCTGGCTCAGATCCTGCACCGGCGCCTACCCCGGCTGAGCCGACCGATAATGTGACAGACAACCCGGACAACACCGATGGATCTATCGCGTGACCTAGAAGGGCAACTGTTGAAACGCTCTGAGGTTGCTGACTTCACGGTCAGCGAAGACGAGCGTTCGATTGAGTTTCCTTTCTCCAGTGAGTTCCCTGTAGCTCGCTACTTCGGCAATGAAGTGCTGTCTCATGATGAGCGCAGCGCTGATCTAAGCCGCCTGAACGATTCGGCGCCGCTGCTGTTCAACCATGACCCCAACAGGGTGATCGGTGTTGTTGAGCGTGCATGGATCGACGGCGAGAAGAAGCGTGGCTATGCCACGGTGAAGTTCAGCCGCAATGCGTTTGCGCAAGAAGTGCTTGCGGATGTGCGAGACGGCGTGCTGCGCAACGTAAGCTTTGGCTACGCGATCAACGACATGGAGCAACGCGGCAGCGGTGATTTCGTCGCTACCAGCTGGGCTCCCTACGAGATCAGCGTGGTTAGCATACCTGCAGACCCCACTGTGGGTGTGGGTCGGTCTCTCGAGATCGATCCTGCGGCCCCAGCCGCATCACCAACCCCCGAAACAGAACCTGAGGTTCCGATGGAAAACACCCCCGACATCTCGGCGGTGCGGGCTGAAGCGGCTGCTGAGGCTGCCAAAGCTGAGCGCGCCCGCATCTCCGGCATCACTGCTCTGACTGAAAAGCACGGCATGGCTGATCTCGGCCGCCAGCTGATCGAGGGTGGCCGCAGCCTTGACGAGGCCCGCGCTGCTGTTCTCGAGAAGATTGGCGCCAAGGTTGAGCCTGTGGCTGAGAAGGCCACCGACATCGGCATGACCGAGAAGGAGGTGCGCAGCTTCTCCTTCCAACGCGCCATCAACGCACTGGCCAACCCTCAGGATCGCAAGCTGTGGGAAGCCGCTGCTTTCGAGCGTGAGTGCTCTGAGGCTGCTGCTGCCAAGGCTGGCAAGACCGCACAGGGCATCATGGTGCCCAACGAGGTGCTTCGCCGTGATCTGACCGTTGGCACTGCTTCGGCTGCTGGCGATCTGGTCGGGACCGACTTCCGCCCCGGTTCGTTCATTGAGCTGCTGCGCAACCGCTCTGCTCTCGCCGGCCTCGGCGTGACCAGCCTCACCGGCCTGAGCGGCAACGTGGCGATCCCCCGTCAGACCGGCGCTGCTACCGCCTACTGGGTGGCTGAGTCCGGTGCTCCTACCGAGAGCAACCAGACCGTGGATCAGGTGAACATGTCGCCAAAGACCGTGGGTGCATTCACCGACTACAGCCGTCGCCTGATGCTGCAGTCCAGCATCGACGTGGAGCAGATGATCCGCCAAGATCTCGCCACCGTGCTGGCGCTTGAGATCGACCGCGTTGGTCTCTACGGCCTGGGCAACTCCAACCAGCCCCTCGGCATCAAGCTCACCACCGGCATCAACACCGAAGACTTCGGTGCTGCCACTCCTACCTACGCCGAGGTGGTGAGCATGGAGAGCAAGATTGCTGCTGATAACGCCGACATCGGCGCCATGGCTTACCTGATGAACGCCACCATGCGCGGCGCTCTGAAGACCAAGGACAAGGGCACCGACACTGGCGCCTACGTGTTCGAGCCTGGCGGCACCGTCAACGGCTACAACGCTGTGGTGAGCAATCAGGTGGCCAGTGGCGACATCTTCTTCGCCGTGTGGAGCCAGCTGATCATGGGCATGTGGTCTGGTCTGGATCTCACCGTGGATCCCTACACCCACAGCACCAGCGGCACCGTGCGCGTGGTGGCTCTGCAGGATGTGGACTTCGCCGTCCGTCATCCCGAGGGCTTCTGCCGCGGCAACAACACCCTCTGATCTGATGGAGGCGGGGCGGTCTAACGGCCGCCCCTTGAATCTATGAAGGTCAAGATCCTGAGTCAGACAAGCATCGCAGGCGTGCCAGCGCGCGTTGGTGATGTCTTTGAGGTGAGCGATGCTGATGCCCGGCTGTTGCTGGGCAACGGCAAAGCTGAGCAGGTGGCTGACGCCCCTGTGGTGACTGAAGAGCCTGCGCCTGCGCCGGCAAAACGCAAACCCCGCACAAAGGTGACCACCGATGGCGATCTTCCAGCAGACGCTTGAAAAGCTGCAGCACTTCACGCTGCTTGCCACCACCACCATCACCGGCACTGGTGATCAAACCGGCGTAGACCTTCTGGAATACGACGGCGACATCCAGGTGATCCTGTCCGGCACTGCTGCCGGTTCTGGCGCCGATCTGACCTTCCGCTTGGAAGAGTCCGACGACAACGTGACCTACACCGCTGTGACCGGCGGCACCTTCACCGCTATCGGCAACACTGCCGCCAAGCAGGTGAAGACCCTGAACCGCGATGAGCTGAAGCGCTACGTGCGCCTGAGCTGCACCGCTGAGACAGGCACTGCTTCCAGCGCTGTCACCTGCTTCGGCTACGGCCTGAAGAAGTACGGCTGATGGCGATCACCGAGGATCTAAACCTGTTCCTCGACGACTTCGGCGTCAGCTGTACGGCTGGCGCCGTTTCGGCATTGGGCATCTTGGACATGCCCACGCAGGTGGTTGCAGGCGAGATGGTGCTGAGCACCGACTACACCCTGACGGCACGCGCGAGCGATTTCGGCGGGCTCAAGTACGGCGACAGCATCACGGTGGCCACGGTGGCGTACACAGTGCGCGAGACGCGGCTGATCGACGACGGCGCCTTTGTCGAGATTGGATTGCAAAAGACATGAGCAGCCCCATCAAGGTGAACACCAGAGCTGCTTGGGCGGCGCAGAACCCGCGCCTCCTTCTTGGCGAGCTTGGACAGGAGAAGGACACCGGCAATTTGAAGATCGGCAACGGAAAACAGAGCTGGAATGACCTGCCGTATCACGGCTGCCCTGGTTACTGGGGATCATTCTGGGATTCGACCTCTCAGATAGCGGCTGCGATCAACACCCCGCAAGCGATCTTGCTGCGCGCTGGTGACCCCAACAGCCGTGGCGTTTCTATCGCATCGTCTGGCCGGATCACAGTGGCGCATCCGGGCGTTTATAGCCTGACTTTTTCGATTCAGTTCAGCAACAGCGATAGCTCGATTCACGACGTGAACGTCTGGCTGCGGAAGAACGACAGTGGCACCAGCGGTGACGTTCCAGATACTGATAGCCGCTTCAGCGTGATCTCGCGGCATGGCGGCATTGATGGGAATGTGATTGGCACAGTGAACTATGTGCTGCCACTGGCCGGATCTGACTATCTCGAGCTGATGTGGGCCACGGCCAGCTTGGCTGCCTACATTCACGCTGAACCATCTGGGGCCACGCACCCAGCAATCCCCGGCATTATCTGCACAGTGGTTCAGGTGGCATCAGCATGACAACACGCCGCGAGACGATCCTGGCTGCAGTGCGCACGGCACTGACCAACACCACGGGCGTGAGCACGCGGATCTATCGTTCGCGGGTGGAGCCGATGGCGCGCGCTGAGAGCCCCGCGATCGTGGTCGAGCCGGTGAGCGACACGGCCGAGCAAAACACCAGCCTGCCAACGCTCGACTGGAGCCTGACGGTGCGTGTGGCTGTGATCGTGCGCGGCGCGATCCCTGATCAAGTGGCTGATCCGATCATCGAGAGCCTGCACAGCAAGTTGATGGCCGACCTGACGCTCGGCGGTGTTGCGATGGACATCAGGCCGCAGAGTGTGAATTTTGAACTGGTCGAAGCGGACCAGCCAGCTGGTGTGATCAGCTGCGACTACCTAATCCGCTATCGCACCGCTAACGCTAACCTCGCAACAGCGTGATGGCTACGATGGTGGATGAACACTGGGGGCAAGGCGGCACATACCTGCTGAACCCCAAAACCGGCAAGCGAAAGCTCATTGAGCGGACGGAGCCGGCCCAACCCTCCCAACCTGACGAGGTAGAGAGCAATGCCGCTCCTGAGTCGCAAACGCCTGATCCTGGCGAAAACTGAAAGCACCTACGGGACCGACCCAACGCCAACTGGATCGTCTGATGCGATCTTGGTGCGCAACTTGGAAGTTACCCCGTTGCAGGCTGATGTTGTCACCCGCGACCTGATCCGCCCTTATCTGGGCAACAGTGATCAGCTGCTGGCCAACACCCGCGTCGAGCTGACCTTTGAGGTTGAGCTGGCCGGCTCCGGCACTGCTGGCACTGCTCCTGCATACGGCCCAGTACTGAAAGCTTGCGGCCTGTCTGAGACCGTTGTGGCCACCACCAGCGTGACCTATGCGCCGGTGAGCGCCAGCTTCAGCAGCTGCACGATCTACTTCCACAACGACGGCATCCGTCACAAGCTGACCGGCTGCCGCGGCAGCTTCAGCTTGAACGCTGAGGTGGGCCAGATCCCGGTGATCAGCTTCACCATGACGGGCATCTACAACGCCCCGACTGATGTGGCGCTGCCTACGCCCACCTACGCGAATCAGGCTGCACCGCTGATCTTCAAGAACGGCAACACGTCAAACTTCTCGATCTTCAGCTACAGCGGCTGCTTGCAGAGCCTGAGCTTTGATGTCGCCAATGAGGTGATCTACCGCGAGCTGGTGGGCTGCACCAAAGAGGTGCTGATCACTAACCGCGGCCCCAACGGCACAGCTGTGATCGAGGCGCCGACCATCACGGCTAAAGACTTCTTCACGATCGCTAACGGTTCGAGCACTGGCTCGATCACCTTCCAGCACGGCGCTACCGCTGGCAACATCGTGACGTTCACCGCAGCTCAGTCGGACATCGGCAGCCCGTCCTACACCGATCAGGACGGCATTCAAATGCTGAACCTGCCCTACCTGGCCATTCCGTCCAGCTCGGGCAATGATGAGCTGAGCCTCGCTTTCACCTGATAGGAGCCCTGCATGGCGTTTGTTCTCAAACAGTCCGACACCTACACCTGGCCAGTCGCCTTTGACGTTCCTGTCGATGGCGGCCGCCACGAACGGCAAACATTCGACGGTGAGTTCAAACGCCTACCCCAAAGCAAGGTCGGCCCCATGGTGGCTGAATTGCAGCGGCTAGAAGATCTGGGCGATCTTGACCGGATCACCGAGATAGCAGCTGGCGTATTGGTCGGCTGGTCTGGCATCAGCGACGATGCCGGCAAAGAAATCCCCTTCAGCCAGAAGGCTTTGGATCAGCTGCTTGAGGTGCCCTTCCTCGCGGTTGCCGTTCTCAAGGCTTACATGGACAGCCTGAAGGGAGCCAAGAGAAAAAACTGACAGAGGCCGCTGAGCATTGGGCTGGCGGCGGCGTCATCGACGATACGCAGTCCGATGCGGCGGCCTTTGGTTTGGCATTGCCCGAGCAAACAGTCGAACACTTTGAGGTATGGGAGGAGAACTGGCCGGCGGTTGAGATGTTTCTGCGATGCCAGACGCAGTGGCGCACCACGATGAACGGGCTGCTGGGCCTCGATTACGGAGCTGTGGCGTGGCTCCTTAGACTGTATGAAGTGGAAGACCCGCGCGCGCTGCTGGAGGATCTGCAGGTCATGGAAGCAGCGGCACTGATGTTCTTGCAGGAGCGGAGCGGCTGACATGAACCTCGACGCACTGCTGCGGATTAAGGCGGACGTTCAAGGCGAGAACAACATCCGCCGTCTCGGCAACTCGATGCAGGGCCTGCAGGGGCAGGCCAAGAACGCAGCGCTGGGCTTCAGCAACCTGAAGAGCGCTGTGGCGGGCTTCGGCGCAGCGATTGCAGGCAGTGCGATCGTTGGCGGATTGTCGGCAATCGTCAAGAAATCGATCGATGCTGGCGATGAGCTGTTCAACCTGCAGGCAAAAACAGGTGTCGCCGCCAATGCGCTGATCGGTATCGGCAACGCGGCCAAGCTGGCCGACGTGGACATGGCGACCCTCGGCAAGGGTTTGACCAAGCTCAACATCAACTTGGTAAGGGCTGCAGAAGGCAACGACGATCTTGCGCGCAAGTTCCAAGCGCTAGGCGTCAACGTCAAAGACGCAAACGGCCAAGTGGTGCCGGCCGATCAAGCGCTGAAGCAAATTGCCGATCGATTTGCTGACATGCCTGACGGCGCGCAAAAGGCTGCAGCTGCCGTAGCGCTATTTGGCAAAGCTGGCGCTGATTTGATTCCGTTGCTCAACGAAGGAGCAGCGGCGATGGATGAGTTCACCTACAAGGTGAGCGACGACTTTGCGGCTCGCTCGGATCTGTTTAATGACACGATTGCCGAGCTTGGCATCAAAACGCAGGGCTTTGGCCTTGAGCTGACTGATGCGCTGCTGCCAGCGTTGCAGTCGATCCTCGAGGTGTTTGGCGAGCTGTTCGACACCAAGCAGGATTGGACGGCGCTTTTTGACGTGATCAAGGTTGGTGTGCGCAGCCTTGCCACGGTGTTGCTGGCAATGGTCAAGCTGGTCGATGAGGCTGTGCGGGTGATTGGTAGCTTTGCCAAGCGCGCACAGCTGGTATTTGCGGGCGATTTTGCTGGCGCCAGAGCTGAAGCTGATCGTTTTGGCAGCGACTTCATGCAACGCTTTCAAACCAGCGTTGATCAGTTCCAACGGCTTTGGAATGACTCAGCCTCGCCTGGCACGGGGATGCGCCGCGGCGGCCGCAACATGGCGCTGGACACAAGCGCTGCCGATCGTGAGCGTGACGCAGCAGCTCGCAAAGCAGCAGCAGAGGCTAAGCGCGCAGCCAGTGAGCAGGAGCGGCTCGAACAGCGGCGCTATGACCTTGGCCAGCAAGCGCTCGACCTGCAAGAAGATCTACGCCGCAAGATTGAGGACGTGAACGCCGCCTATGCAGGCGTTGGGCTAACACCCACGCAAGATCTGCAGCAGCAACGCAACGATGCGATCACAGAAAACAGCCGGCAGGTGGATGACCTCACCCGCAAGGTGATCGAGCTAGTGCGTGACGTGAACGCAGCAGGCGGGGAGATTGATGTGAAGCCTTTTGGGCAGCTGATCAACACGCTGTCAGCAGGCAACGTGACATTAGCTGATAAGGCGTTTACTCAAGGTCTGATCGACCTGCTACCAGCACTGCAAGAGTATGACGACAAGATTGCTGAGGTGGTCCGCGGCAAGGTGCAATTAACCGAGCTGGAGAAGCTCAACGCACAGATCAGTCAGCTGCAGCTCGACATTCTTGCTCAAACCAACCCGGCGTTAGCTCAGCAAATTGCACTGCTGCGCGAACGAGCAGGCGCGTTGGATGCTGCAACCAAGAAGCAAGACGAGAGCGCCAAGAGCTTTGGTACGCAGTTTCGCGACAGCTTCAAGCAGGCTTATGACTCGGCCACAAACCTTGGTGCCAACCTGGCAAGCATCGCCAGCAACGGCATCGATGGTCTGACGAACGCCATCGTTGAGTTTGCGTCAACCGGCAAGGCAGCGTTCAAGGAGTTTGCCGCCTCAGTGCTGAAAGATCTCGGCGCAATGCTGATCAAGTTCTCGATCTTCAAGGCTGTCGGCGCCATCTTCCCTGGTCTGAACCTCGGCGGCGCCTTTGCCAATGGCGGCGTCATGACGGCAAGCGGCCCGGCACCGCTTAAGCGTTACAGCCAAGGCGGCATCGCTAACCGCCCTCAGCTGGCGCTCTACGGCGAGGGCAGCAAGCCTGAGGCGTATGTGCCGCTTCCCGATGGCCGCCGCATCCCTGTGGCGCTGCAGGGGCAAGACAAGATGCGCGAGGTCATGGGTGCCGGCCCGGCGCAAGGCGCCACCACGCCGGTGCTGAACATGAGCTTCCAGAGCACCAACATCGGCGGCGTCGAATACGTCAGCCGCGATCAGCTGGAGGCTGCCATGGCTGAGACTAGGCGCGCTGCATCCCGCGATGGCGCACGCCGTGGCATGAGCATGACCCTCGATAAACTGCAGCAGAGCCCATCGACCCGAACCCGTGTGGGGCTGCGCTGATGGCTGAACAGTTTCCAGAAATCAAACCGACCAGCCGAAGCTTCAGGCTTGGCGCGTTTCCGGTGAAGACCTACCGGGCACTTTCGGGCGCCACGGTCAAACGCGCATTCGGCAATCGCGCGACGAGCTACGAGCTGCAGCTCAGCTACGACAACATCACAGACGACACCACCTCGCAGCTGCTGGCGCACTACAACGGCAGCAGCGGCGGCTTTGAACGCTTCACGCTGCCGGCCGACCTGTTTGCCGGCATGAACGACACGCTGCGCGGTTACATCCAAAGCCCTACCAGCATCAAGTGGGAGTACGCCTCGCCGCCTGAAGTGCAGTCAGTGTTTACTGGCCGCAGCCGTGTGTCGATCACATTGCTCGGGGAGCTTGACTACTGATGGCCGAGCTGCGGATCTGTCAGTTCTTCAAGCTGCGCACGACTGACGGCGCCACCCACCTGTATCAGAACTATTTCATAGGCGAGAATGCCTCGCTGCAAAGTGAGAGCTATGCCTTTGCGCCGTTTCGCGCTGAGGGTGCGATGGCCACGCTGAACGGCGAGAACGCGCAGCTGCAGGTGCTGTTTCCGCACGTCGATTTCGCGTTGGTGCTGGTGGAAGCAGGCAACGGCAACCGCCTAAGCGAGCTGGAGCTGACCACGGCTTGGCTGAACGCTGCCGGCAGCATCACCAACACCACCACCGACTACTACATCGGCTTGGGTGCCAGCTTCAACGACACCACGATTGAGCTGCGTTTCCGCTCAGCGATCGACAGCGTTGGCTCCAACTTCCCCGGCCGCACACTCACCCGCGAAATGGTGGGACCACTACCGCTGAACAGCGAGCTGTACCTGCGATGAACGATCTGGTGGGACTGCGTTATGGCTGGGGGCATCGGCCTGGTGACGGCAGCGGCTGCACCGATTGCTTCCAGCTGGTCTGCGAAGTGCGCGACCGGCTGGGCCTCAGTGATTACCGCGATCGCTTCGCTTGGGTTTACGAGCGCTACAGCGAGAGCGACTTCCCGCGCCGGCTGCTGGCCCGCTGGTTGCTGCAGCACGGCCGCCGCCTGCAGGCACCTTGGCATGGCGCCGTCGCGCTCCTGCCGGCCGCTGCTGGTGGCGCCTTGGGAATCTGCGTTGAGAACCGGGCCATCTTCCTCGGGCCGGGGCAGAATGTTGTTCAGGCTTCCCTGCCGCAGGGCGTAGGGCGTTTCTTCTGGATGGTGCGATGACGCGGAAGCTCCTCCCTTACGAATACGAGCTGATCCGTGCGCTCAAGGTTTCCAAAGAGGAGTATCTCGACTTCCTTTCGGCGCAGCACGATTTCACACGCTCGCCTGAGGAGAAGCTAGAGGAGCTGCGCGGTGAGCCCGTCAGCATCGTGCTGGCAGTGGTCGGCATTCTGTTCTCGGCCGCCAGCTACCTGCTGACGCCCAAGCCGGAAGTGCCGGAGCAGCGCAACCAGCGCCAGCGCCGTGATCAGGTCTTCGCTCCGCGGTTCGGCTTTAACTCGCAGCAAGAGCTGGCCAAATACGGCGATCCGGTCAACCTCGTCTACTGCAACACCGACGACAACCCAACTGGCGGTGTGCGTGTTGCCACCTCGCTGATCTGGTCGGCCGTTCACAGCGAAGGCTCAAGCCAGTTCATGCAGATGCTGCTGGCCATCGGCGCAGCCAACATCGAGCAGATTGCAGCGGAGCGGATTGCATTTGGCCAGACCCCGATTCGGCAGTTTGCCGCCGGTAAGACCTGGGCCTATTTCGGCGCCAACCGGCCGCTGCAGTTTGGCGATCTGCTTCGTGGTGACACCACCGATCCAACGCGCATCGGTGAGGCCGCCAGCAGCATCGCCTATCGGCCGACCCTGATCGGCGATCAGCACACCGAAGGCTTCAGCCAGGCGTTCTCGCCCAGCACCATGACGCGGTTCGGCGTCTATGCGCCGATTCCAATCAACGTCCAATTTGTTGATCGAGACGATGAGGGTGACGAAAAGTTTGCTCCGCTTGGCATTGAGATTGAGGGCCTTGAAAGCTACTGGCCGCTGAATGTTTTGAATGACGCCCGCCCTGTGGTGCCTGTTGGCCAGCGGATGACGCTGATCTTCAAGAGCATCACGTCGGGCGGTAATGACACGGCTCGAGCCGCCAAGGAACTGCGCCGCACGCTGTCCAGCTACATCGATGCAGCCAGCACCTACAAGCTGGGCAGCGCCAAGTTCCGCGTGGCAGCGCCGATCAAGAACGTGGAGCTGGAAGACGGCGCCATGCGCGTGCTCATGGAGTGCGTTGAGCCCGGCCTGATGCCGCATGAGGATTACGGCACAACCGATTTCAAAGACAACGAAGAGGAAGCCAAGGCTGAGATCAAAACGCTGACTCAGGAAGTTATTGCGCTGAACGAGCAGCTGCTGCGCAACGATCCGATCCCGAAGGCTGGTGTCGGTGATGGCATCAATCAAAGGCTCAGCGAAATTGATTCGCTGATCAATCAGGTTGAAGAGCTGCGTGACACCCGCTGGACTTCCGGCGAGCTAGACAGCATCGTTAACGACGATGGCGACATCTTTGACGATCGCATCAACCCATTTGCGCAAAGGGTGCTTGATACACGCCGAAATCGTGACCAAGAGCGGGACAACATTGAGACCTGGCAAGAAGAAATCAGCGCTGAACGCAAGCGGGACAACACGCGCCAGAGCTACATCGACACGCGCAGAACATGGATTGCGCAAGCCAAGAGCCGAATCACAACGCTCAGCCGGCGTCTGCGCAACCAACAGGCCAAGCTTGATTGGGCGGTTCGAGAGTATGGCTTCAACACCGCAAAAGGCGGCAATCTGCGGGAAGACCGCAAGGTTCTGCTCAGGCGTCAAAGCCGGTTGCAGAGAGAGCTGTCCGAGCTTTACGCAAACGCCAACAACCTTGACCTGCCAGCAATGGCGGCGCGTGACGCCAGCCTGCGCAGCCAGATCTCCAGCAAGCAAGCTCGCATTGCCCAGCTCGAGCGCCTGCTAGAAAACCCCAACAGCTGGAACGACTTCTTCAACACCAAGTGTTTGGTAAAGATGGAGGAGGCCGGCTACGAAACCATCACGCAGTGCCGCGTGGTGGATTTTGCGCTCAAGGCCAAGGTGTTCAAGCGCATTCAGGGCCGGGCCAAGAAATACGGGGAGGAGAGCGTTAAGCGCTACCGCGACAGCGACAACGGCACCAAGATGCGCTCAGCCTTCTTCTGGCTGCGCTACCGCCGCACCGGCCAAGAGTGGAGCCGCCTGCCCTACATCTTCAGCGTTCGCCGCGGTGCTGATGTCGATAACTTCATGTCGC